GGCGGAGCACGCCAGGTAAAGACCGGGGCCAAGAAAGCCGCCACGTCCTCGAAGAAGATCGCCAAGAAAGTCAAGCGTGCTCCTTCAGCATACAACAAATACATGAAGAAGCAACTCGCCATTCTCAAGAAGAAGCATCCAAAGACGTCGCATACGGTTCTCTTCAAACGTGCGGCAAAGTCATGGAAGCGATCACCAGAACGTAAGAGGTCGATGAAATGAAAGAAGTTGTTCTTGAGAAGGACTTGCCTTATTTGGCGATCAGCGTTGACCCCGCTACGCTACAACAAACATTGGGGCCTTATCTTGCCGATACGCCAAACATGGGCCATTTTGTCAATGAAGGCAGCGCAATCAACGCATTGTTTGTTCATCAAGACGTAATCGACGTTGCAGGCTTGACGAACATGGAATTGACATTCTTTCCTATTTCGGGCGATGTCCAACGTGGACCTGTATCAATGGGGCTGACTGAAGGCATTGGTGTTGAGTGGATCCTGGTTACGAGGTCGCCCATTGATTTGAGCGGACAACCCGAACAAATCTACGAAGGCAACCCGATGATTTTTGCATTACCTGGACAATTCTCTAACGGTGGTGCTTTTGACAACTTTATTTGGGGCAAAGGCTGGACGTGGGTCCGTAACACTTCATTGGTGCAAAACTTTGGAGTTGCCGTTAACACTACGTTGCTTGGATCAGGAGAGCCGACAAACGGTGACAAGTTGTACGTGTATCGAATTATTCGTTTGGTTGCTCCAACCGCTGGCGGGCTTGCTGAGTTTAGTTCCGCACGTCTGCTCATCTCTGGTCAACTTCGAGCCGAACCCGAATACCAACAACTCATGAGAATGCGTCGCACATACGAACTGCAACAATCATACGACGAGGATTGAGCATGACGTGCAAACCATCGGATCCTTGTTATCGGTGGGGAGGCAAAATCGCCATGATGTCTGAAGAGATGTCAAAAGAATTAGTCCAAAGCCGGGAGGACACATCTAAACTCTCGCCTCAACAATTGAGGGCACGTTCCGTCTTGGAAAAAATCCCCCGTGCCCCTCCCGGCTCTGGGCTCCCCGGAGCATATTACAACGTGCTTCGAGAATCGGCCATCATCATGACCACCATTGAATCAAGTGGTTACTTTGAACGTACTCCAGAAGTCCAAGCATACGAGGAATCAGTCCTTGGATCTTGGTCACCGGGGGGTATGCTGCTATGACCGAAGAATCAATTGAAGAAATCAAATCTGCAACTAGAACTCAACGTTTCGCCACTTGGCTTATGGAGCGAGAAGAGCGACGTGAAGAAAAGGAATCCAACCTTGAGGGTCTCGTCCGTCTAAACGTCCTTGTCTCGTTTCTCACTCTCGGTATGGTCGGTGGCTTCGAGGCTGTTCGCCTTGCTATCGAGTTAGTGCCTTACTTGTGAAGGTCACAGATCCAAACGTCCGGGATGACCAGGCGTTCCCGACGTGGACGACTATCGAAGAACGCCAGGATCGGAGCCGTGGACATCCACGGGTTCTCAACCTCCGCTTCGAACCCGCACATCGCGCATCGAACTTTCACGAATTCACCCATCGCATGAGACAAGTCCAACAACAGAACTCGAAATCTTCTTTCAAATCGTCCAATTCCGATTCAGCAATCAACCGCCAACTTTGAACAATGCCTGCACCAATTGGTTCTTCACACCATCCACATGTCATTCATTCCCACTCCAACATTTGGCTAAGATCGCGGATGGTTTCTTTGACGCATTCCTCGCAGAATTGAATTCCGTTCACCTTGAACATTCGAAGACGAGGATGACCTTGCATTGAATGGTCGTCTGGACTAATCCAATAGCCGCATCCGTCGCCGTTGCATTCAACTTCTCGGAACGTGTGCACGTTTGAGGACTTGATGAAAAGAATGCTACTCATCCCGCTCGCCTCGCTGACGTCGCAACGCGATAAGACGCGTTAACGCTGGTTGCTGCATGGTCTTGATCGCCTCGTCGATGGCTTGGCTGACCTTGTAGCCGTTCTTTTTCATGGCTCTCAGAATCGCATCGGATTCATCGCTTACGGTTATGCTGTATTGGTTAGGTATAACTCTCCCTCCTCATGCCTCCCAGTCAGTCGTTGAATATAATAATAATGTTATTCAAGTTTCAAAAAAATAGGATGTGCCCGAGAAGTTCCTAAATACAGGGTACATACATTGGTAGGGTGGGCGGGGGTGGGTAAGTGGTGAGCCGCTTCGCGTCTAAGCGCGTTGAGCGCGCTGTCGATATAGGGAAGATTAGGTGCTGTTTATGTAGCACTTCGCGCTTAGTCTGAGATGGTCGGGGGAGCCGGCCCTTCGACTCTGACGTAAGAGACAACCCCCGACCACCCAAGGAATTGATACAATGGCGACCAAGAAAACCAGCATGTTTACGCTTACTGAGCGTGTGACCATCAGCGCAGCAGCAACCGACACCTTTGCAACTATTGACCTCGGCTCGTATGTCGATGTCGGTGATCGACAGGCTCTCCAAATCCACTCGGTGGATTTTATCTTCCAATCAACCTCGGCCGGTCAATCCGTGCCTGCTGCTATGGGTGGAACTGGCGTGGTCCACGTCCAACTTACCGATCTCAACCGGGGCGGTTTGGTGTTTGCCGATGACCGGGCCTTGGTCGCCGACGGTTCGCTCGATTACGACACAGACGGTTTCTTGACCAACGCTTCAAACCTTTATCCAGACAACTATGGAAAAGGGTCCAATGACGGCCGCTACGTGGTCAACGACCAACTTTACATTACCGCTCGCTCTTCGGTTGTTGCCTCTAGTCAGGCCGTCAACGTGACCGTCCGTGTCAACGCTTCAATCGTTAGCCTCACCGCCAAGGACTTCATGGCGATTGCAATCCAATCCACGGCTGCCGATAACTGAGGTGGCTTAGGTGGACGTTGACGAAGCCATCAGGCTCCTCCAGGCATTGAAGGAGATGGAGGGCGGAGCACGCCAGGTAAAGACCGGGGCCAAGAAAGCCGCCACGTCCTCGAAGAAGATCGCCAAGAAAGTCAAGCGTGCTCCTTCAGCATACAACAAA